CTGACACCTACGACATGATCGGCGTTGGCATCGACTTGTCTGCTGGCATGAGCGAGCGGAACGACTGGACGGTGTTTACGCTTGCGGGCCGTGTAGGCGACAAGGTCTACATCATTGACTACAGGCGCATGCGCTCGATGGGCAACATCGAGAAGGTCGAGGCCTTGTGCGAGCTGCTCCACGAATGGAACTTGCTCGCTGTAAATGACGAAGGCCAGTACTTCATGACGGATTCACCTGTCGTGATTTGGCCAGAAGTTGTGGCGTATCAGAAGAGCTTCGAGGGTGATTTGAAGCGAGTTCTGTTCAATGAGTGGCAGCTCTACAATCTAAGTATCAGTCCAGTTAAAGGATTTCGCGGAGACAAGCTTGCTCGACTTCGTGGAATTATCGGATTGTTCCAAGGCAAGAAGATCATCTTCAACAAGTACCGCGACTTCCGTTGCATGATTGATGAAGTGGTCAACTTCGGGCATTCACCTCACGATGATTGTGCCGATTCGCTGAATATTGTTGTTCAGGGATTGATGCGCCGTGGGGGCGCACAAATTTCATGGGATTAACATAAACGTATGACACAGCCTAAATCCGAGCGCTTCCGCCGCATTCTCGAAGCTGCGCGAAAGCGTGACGGCGCGAGTGGGACTGACACGATGATCGTGAACAGTCACTTGGCTCAAATGCGGCTGTTCATGCTGCGCCAGGGACTGGAGTTTTACCCAGCGCAAGATACGTTTGGATTCCGCAAACAGTTCATCTCCCAGTTAGTGGAGGAGAACGAAATTGATATGCGGATGGAAGGCATCATTGATGACTTCCTTATTGATGGAAAGGGTCTGTTCTACTTCCGGCCGGTGAACGACACCTACCGGCTGATGTGGTTCAGCAAGGACAACTACCGGGCTTACTACGACGCCCAGGGCGAGCTTGAAGAGATCGAGTTGATCTATTCGTTCAACGTCCGCTCAGGTCTTGGCCCCTTGACCATGCCGGGCAACGACGACGGCAGCATGCGCTACGTAAAGCTGTCGGTGAAGCGGGACGAGATCAAAGAGACGATCAACAGCGAGAAGCCCAGCTTCGACTCAAATGCCAATGTCCTGAACTACAGGCCTGGTCAGACCCGCACGCTGACTAACTCGCTGGGCTTCATCCCTGCTGTGGAGGCTTACTCCACGATGCGATCCACCGGCATGGACGCAACAGGCGACTTTGACTGGCTCGCAGACCACATCGTTGTGCATGACGACCTGGTCAAAAACATTCGGACCAACATCCATTTCTTTGGCAACCCGACCTTGGTGTCGAGTCGTCCGAAGCATGACCTGATCGAATCGGGTGATTCCGAGGGGATGCGCCCGACGATCAGCTCCCAGGCAGGTTTTTATTCGGCAAACCGGCCTTCTACTCGGGTCTCGCAGCCCACGGGTAGTGGCTCTACAGCTGGCGGAAGACTGCCCAAGATCATTGCGAACATTGAGCCCACCGATCGGGCAATGTTCTTGACGCCGGATGCTGTTTCCGGTGACCAGAACCTGTACCAGCGTCAGTACCGCGAGGAGCTGCGGACAGCCCTGGGCGGCGTGGACGAACTCGGCATCAGTTCTGGTGCAACGGCCTATGAAATCAAGTCCCTGTATGGCCGTGCTGCAACGACTGCTTCACGTCGTTGCCGTGGCTTGCTGACTTATGGATTGTGCAAGCTGTTCTCGCTGATCATCTTCCACGAGGAGAAGATCTTCCGGGATTCATTTGCTGCTGCAATCCAGCTTGAGAAGCCGATGCCTCCAATGCGCGAGGACTTCGCATCGGACGAAGATTTCGCTCAAGTTGTAGAAGGGTTTGCTCAAGTCGAGAATGAGTTCAATCAGGCTCTGGACGCCGAGATTCGAAATGCTGTTCAGGCTGAAACTTTGCCTTTAGGTGTTGTTGGATTAATTCCAGATGGCAACCGCAAGGTTGAATGGAGATGGAAAGGTCCTGTGTTCGAAGACGGCACAGAAGATATACTGAACTCAAGCATTGTTGTTAGAAACCTCCAAGAGCTTGGAGTCAACTCCATCGAAGCCCTGAGGTATCTCTTCCCGGATAAAACCGATGAAGAGAGAAGCGCAATGTTAAGTGGCTATCCATTCCGAATGGCCCAAGCCACTCAACAAAGTATTGGCTCATTCCTGTCGCTCATTGAAAACATGCGGCAGGTTCCGCATCCGCAAGCACCTGACTTACCGCTGCTTGCTGATCCGAAGCTCGATTTGACTCCATATGTCTACCGAGCCCTTGATTTCCTGAAACGTGAATTGACTTATGCAGGACAGTATTCAGACTCCACAGGCAGCGGTGACCCCGCAGCCCTCAATTCCATCGAGCGCGCCCGCGCCGACGCAGGCTTACCAATCAGCACCGGCCCAGACCGCCCAAGTTTCGAGCCCGACTCCTTCGGTGCAACAACCGGTGGAACAGGCTCCGCAGGCTTACCAACCGCAGGCGGAACCCCAGATCAACCCATGGCAGGAGGCATTCAACCGTCTGTCCGCCAGCCTGAGCGCGCAGCAGAGCTCCCAAGCCCAGGTGCCCTCCTACGGGACGACCCAACAGGCTCCGGCAGCACCAACGCAGTATCAGCAGCAGCCGGTAGCCTCCCCCTCTCAAACGAGCTACAGCAGCGCGCCTTCAACTTCGGGGCTCCAGACCTTTCTGCCCCAACAAACATCGGCCTATTCCCAGGCGACACAGACACAGGCTCCGATCTCGAGCAGCGTCGAGAGTCAACAAAGCAATCTCGCGAGCGACGAGTATCTCGCAAACGTCAGCGCAGAAAGTCTTGAAGTTCTGAACCACTTCGGAGCCGAGGCGCCAGCTCTACTTAACAGGTACGCCTGCACGGTCGAGGATGCGTTGATCCAGCAAGCTGAGCAGACCGCTGAGCAAATCGCCAAGGTCGAAGAGCTTGTCTCCAACATGGAGGCAGCCAAGGGTGTCATCACCGCAGCTGCAGAAGACAATGCGGCTTATCACACGATGATGACCAACCCCGACCTGCTCTCTGAGTACGTCAACGACTTCTTTGGTCCTGAAGGTCCCTACCCCGTAGAGACTGCAGAGGATCGCCTGGCTGCCGAAGTTGCAGCTAACGACACTCGCTTCCAGCCTCAACAGCAGGCCGCTCCTCAGTACGAGCGTCCTCAGATGGACATCCCCACCCCGGGCACTCAGTCCTCTGCTGGCTCTGATGATTTCTGGGCCAACTTTGCACAGATCAGCGAGCGCAACCCTTCTGCCGCTTGGCAGATCCTGAGCCAAGCAGGCCCTGATGCCCTGCGTAGCAAGGTTCTGGTTTCCGAAGGTTGATTTCCGTGGCCCCTTTTTAGGGGCCTTTTTCTATGAACATGCCACCGATGAATCCTGATGCTGCTCGTATGAACAGCATGGGAGCTGACCAATATCAGATGAGTCAGGCCATGCAGCAGGAGCAAGCTCGTGGTGCTCAAAATGCCATGACTCAAGGCACTCAAGCTGTTGCTCAGGTTGACCGTGTTACTGATGAAATGCAGTCAGCACAGGCTGCACAGGAAGCTCGTGCATCAGATTTCCTGAATGCACGTATGGCCGCACTCAAGAACGCCACCACTGGCAATCAGGGTGAGCAAGCGTTGCGTGAAATGGATCCACGAATGTTGCAGGCTTTGGTTGATAGCCTCTGAGGCTAAGAAATCATTAGTATTTGTGTATCGAATCACTCGATCTGATGCGCTTAGCTGGCGGTAAAGACGTCAAATCTGCGTTTTCAGGTCTCTTTGAAGAGGACACAAATACTGGTGATTTGGATAGGTTTATGGAATTGTTTGCGCTTTTGAGATCCAAAGGCATGGGCGACAAAGATGCAGAGCACTATGCAATGCAAATGCTCAGCGGAAAGGAGCCAGAAGCGCAGCAGTCCATAAGGTTTGCAGGAGTTTATGGTGAGCAATCAGACGGCTCTCGACCTGGCGTGTGAGCTGATTGAAAGCTTCGAGGGTGAAGAGCACAAGGCGTACTTAGACCCGACCGGAGTCCCAACGATTTGCTCTGGAATCACGAGATATCCGAGTGGTATCCCGGTACGACTCGGAGATGTCTGCACGGATGGCGTTTGCAAGGGGTACTTGCGTGAATGCCTGAAGACGGAGCATCTCCCTGAGCTTGAGATTCTGCCTGGCTGGGAAACACTTAGCGCAGCGAGACAGGCAGTGCTCATGAGTTTTGCTTGGAGCGTGGGAGCAAACTTCTACGATGAGTTGGGCTTTGAAGATGTCAGCAGAGTCCTGAAAGATGGCGCTATGGACCCCGGCATTTATCGGGACATGCGCAAGGCCCTAAATAAGCATGTCTGTGCTGGGAATCAAAAACTCCTTGGCCTTGTAAGGCGTCGTCGCCATGAAGCTGATGTATGGGACATGGAGCACAACGACGCTATTGAATTCGTAGCCGCACAGGGCACCTTGCTGAAGAAGGCTGCAATTGAAAGTATTTACCTTTCAAATGACGGAAAGCAGGGCATGGATCACGGAGATGTGATCGAAGTTGCCCGCCTAGAAGAGATCCCATGCAGCAGCCACGCATGGGTCACCCTCAGTGGCTCTGGAGAGCGATGGGCGATCTACTTGCCTCATTGGCTACCCAAGAGCGTCAACGAGTCTCTGAGAGCTGTAGAGAGCTCATCAGGAGTCGACTGGAATGACTTCAGCTCATACGTCGGGATGTACATCACTGTTGGCGAAGTCCTTCAGTACGACTCACGCCGTAAGCCTCGCCCCGGGAGCAAAGAAGAAAGTGAGCTAATCAAGCTCTGCGCAGAATTCGATCGAATCCGAATTGCCTGGGGGGACAGCATTGGCGTAGCAAGTGGCTACAGGCCAGAGCCAATCAATACGCAGGTGGGTGGAGTCAAAGGCTCACTGCACGCCAAAGGGATGGCGCTGGACGTCTACCCAACCAATGGCAAGGTCGACAAGTTCTACAAATGGCTGAAGCCCCGGTGGTGCGGTGGTTTTGGCGATGGCCGCAAGAGAGGCTTTATCCATATCGACACCAGGCAGCAGGGCCACTTCACGTCACGCCCTGAAGTTCGCCCTGCTGCCCAGTGGGACTATTAGTCCCGTTGACGCCAGTCGTCAGTCTTCTCCTGGGAGAACCAGGAAGCAATCTCTTCTACTGAGTTAAATCCGTCCACGATGTGATTGGACGGATCGGGGTCGCCGAGATCCATCTGATTCATGAAGTCGTCGAGACCTCCCTCGACCATGTCGGGGTTCGCCGCAATACGCCGAGCCTTCCGAAGCATCTCTGCGGCGCTTCGGTTGGCTTTGGCGAGCTTGTTAGCCCAAATCATGTCATCCAGTTGTACTTCCTGGCCGGATGCAATTCGTTGACAGATGAACTCAAGGCGAAGGCGATATTTAGTCGACAGCATGCCTTTTTCTGCAATCTAGGAGGAATTAACGACCTTGGCCGCGTGATTGCTTGCGCCCGTGATTTGGCTTGGAATTTGTTCCTTGCCCCTGGCGAGTTTTTTTGCGAGGAGATACGGATTTAATCTGAGATTTCTTGTAAAGCATCAGACGACCTTGATAGCCATTGCGCCGATATTGAACTGCACGGTGTCACCCTGCTGGACGTCGACGTTTGAAGTCAGAGAGCCAGATGCCAGGAAGTTGCCGCTGGTCTGTGCGTCCCAGATTCCGAAGTGAGTCAGGTTCTGACCAGTGCTGTTTTGTGCATTGGTCGTGATCTGGACAACACCTGTATTGGTGATCTCGAAGCCACCGCCTGAAGCTGCACCAACGTTGCTGAATGCAGAGCTTGCGACTTGGGTTCGGTTGCTCGAGCCGGTAATTGTGGCCGAGACGTCATTAGCGGTGCCCGCAGTACCAGGGTCCCCGGTATGAAGCGTCACGTACACATTCGTCGGAGCCGATGGAAATGCGCTGCTCTTTACCCAGCTCAGGATTTGAGTAGCAAAATACTGCGAAAACGCCATGCTGCAGCCGTGTCTACATATCTATTTTGGCAACTCCAGCAGTAACTAATTCCTCCCAGATTAGTAACCGCCACCCGGAGTTGTAACTGTAAGCGTAGCGCTATTGGATGATGTACCGGATGCGGTACCTGTGATTCGGTATGTATGCTTGAGGCGTCCAAATGGAACCATCGTTCCAAGGATTGTTCCCTCCATAATTGTCAGCGAGAGGGTTGGAGCTGCCGTTCCACTCGTACTACCACCGAGCAACTTGATCTTGTCTTTGGGAGTGATTGTTGCTTCGGGTGATCCATCACCTCCAGCTGCGCCAAAGAGCTTGACGAGGGCCAAGCGCAGAGTCGGTGATGCAGTGCCACCTGCGCTCCCGAAGAGTTCACGGGACCGGATGACCTGCAGGGTGATGCTGAAGGGGGCAGATTGCCACTGGCTGCTGGCAACTGTGAAGTAGTAAACGCCCTTAGGAAGCTTTCGAAGAGATTCAAGCTCTTGAGTGTTGTGTACTTCGTTGAATTGGCCGAAGCCCTGGCTATCCAGAATGATCTGGTGGCGATTGGTATCAAGCAGGCCGACAGCAATGTCTTTGTCGGTCCGTGTATTTACGAAGTTCTTAAAGATGCGGACATCCGAAGGGTCGGTTGTTTCGACCTTGTAGTACAAGGTATTTCGACCTGTTTCAGATCCAATGTCCCCGGTTAATACCCTGGTCAGGTTGGTAACGGTGCCCAGGTCAGTAGCTGAGGAGAGGCTGCTGTTTTGATTGTGCTCAGAGCGAATGAATGATGGCGCTGTGCTGCTGCTGCCACCTTGAAGACTTTTGATGCGTTGAATTTCGGGTGACTGCTGGAGTGTCATTAGCACTCATACATACGGCATTCGCTGGCATCTGGATTGGCGTCGCAATACTCGAGGAACTTGCGTCGCAAACCAGAAGGTTCGGTTTGTTCTGAAGCTTTAGGCGGGCAGTGCCGCTCACAAGCTCCAGTGCATTCCTTTTCGTCCGAGTTTGAATGATCCATATAATGTCCTATGCCTCAAATATGCTATACAAAATTGCATTGCCAGGCGCCGCTGCACGTTGATCAGACGCACAGCGGATCACTTTCCAGTCCAAGGAAACTACAAAAACTTGGACTCCTGGGGAATATGCCCCTGACGTAGTTCTTCTTCGGGGCCACTCACATCTTAAATCGGTATTTGCAAAGTTTGTTCTTCATGGAGACGTGAATATGGGGGCGAATTTCGTTGATCATGTCCTTGATGACGGAGCGTTTAATGCACACCTCGAAGAATCGCTCTCCATTCCCATGGCAGGAGGAGTCGAACCCCATGTCAGTCAACCATTCAGCAATGGTGACCAGCTCATCGCTTTTGAATCTCCCGCTGATCTTTCCGTATTTACCGACGAACCGCCCTTGATCAACCCAGAGAGCAGCGACACCCTGGATTCCGCACACGTCGAGTGCTTCTCTCGTTATCAATGGCTCGTCGTGGGGGCACCTGAGCTCGTGAACTCGCCACATACCCTCACCATGTAGGCGTAATCGCTCTTTGTCGTAGAAGCCATTGGTAGGAATGACGTCCCATACAGCGTCGATAGGGCCGTCATGAAGCTTCCGCAGGCTTCGTAACTGGTGATCGAGGTAGGTCCGCTGGGTTTCAGGACGGACAATCTCCAGCCACGGGCGCTTTCTTGCTCCCTTTAGGGCGACCACCCCTTTTCCCAAGGTGAAGCTCAGTGCGCGCGCCACGAATTTTGCTGACATCCCACTGCTCCTCTTGAAATAGGTGAACTCGAGACTTCGGTGCGTAGTCGACCAGGGCCTTGCGGACCTTTACTGCTTGATCAGCGTCGAATGTCAGGCGTGGCTTGACTCGTTTCTCGTCGATTGTGGATATCGCCCCGGTAAGTACCTCAACCCAGGTCGACATCAGTCGTGCTTCTTGGATCGTGGCGCCGACCCGGGCTAATTGTGCGGATCCGTCCTTCATGGCGCGTGATCCTTCGGCCCAACACCAAGCAAGAGCTTTGGCACCTAGTAAATCCAGCGATGTTTGCGTGATTTCACGCTCACCATGCGGATATAAGAGGTTGTATACGGGCCTCAACTTGTCAGTCGACACTCTGAAGCGCAACGCAGAGGTTGATCTGCCATTTGCCCGCTTCGGAGTCTCATAGTGAACAATATTCGCATTTGTCGGGATGAAATGGCGGAATTCAGCCACCTTTTCTTCGAGAAACGCAGATTCAGCTGCCCCCGCTGTCAATGTCAGCTGGATATAACCCCCGCCAACAGTGCGATATGGGACAAGACTTCCATCTGCGAGTAATAACCCGAGCAATCCGCGAACGTCAGCGGAATCCAAAAGTTTCGCCCTATGAATTACTTCTATAGTAGTTTCATGAGCGCGAAATGCGCGCTCGATCGTTCTTACAGCTTGAGGATCGTCTTCCCATGTGGATTGACAATGATTTTCCGAAGCTGCTAGGTGCTGAGCTCTACCGTCCCCACCCGGGATACATCATTGAGATGGCCGTAGAGCCCGTGGTTGTGCACGATTTCGCTAAGCAACCCGGGCAGACTGTTCAGCTTGATCGTTATCGTTTCTGGGGAAATCCTGGCACTAAGGATTCTCGAGAGCGCACTGCCGATCAAACTCTGGGCACTGCATCTAGCCGCAATATTGTCAAAGACAAAGTCTTAGTCAACCTAAAAGAATATACAGGACCTGCGGATCCTTCTGATACCGCAGCACCCTCAACTTTCAAGGTTGCACGCGAGACTCTGCTTACTGCCCAACGCCTTTTGTTGGACACCGGGAACCTTAATGTGTTCCACCAGTCCATCGGCTCTCTGACACTGCTCGACGACTACCGTCGTTGGCGTGATCGTGTTTTTGCCGACGAACTGTTCAAGGCTGATGCCAACGGCAAGGCCTCAGATTCACAGGGTGGTTATTACTTCCCTCTCGGCAAAACCCGCACTGGCACTACGGTTGCGACCTACGCATCCGGTGAGTCTGCCAAGTTCGATGTCAAGACCGACCTGCTTCAGGTGGTCAAAGACATGCGTAAGCGAAACGTGCCAACTTTCGCTGATGGTTATTACCGTTGCATCGCAGATCCTACTGCAATGATGCACCTTCGGCAGAATGACGCTTTTAGAGAAATCGCGCGTTATGCCGGCAACGGTATGATGAACCCCCTGCAGCCCGAGCAGGCTCCCAACGCCAACTTCTTCCATGGCATGGGTCCCGCTTACGGCCAGGCTGGTTTCGTCGCGGGTCAGCCGGTGATGCCCACGGGGTTCCTATTTGAGGGAGTTCGTTGGTTCGAGTCGACTAACCTGCCCGAGAAGTCCTTCACGGCAACCATTACTGATGCCTCCATCTCAGGCGCAGTAACAACTGCTGCCCCCATGTTGTTCTTCGGCCCTCAGGCCGTTGGTGTCGGCATTGGTGGCAACAACGCTCAGATCCTGTTGAACAACAACGACGATTTCAGTCGTTTCATCATCATGATCTGGAGCCTCTTCGCCGGTTTCGAAATCCTGAATAAGGACTTCGTCTCCGTCGCCTATTCCTTCGTCTATTGATAGGAGGTAAATAACTATGGCGAAGAAGATTTTCCCCGGTAACTACGTTGCTCACCTGAGTAGCTACCAGACCCAAGGTGTCGCTGCCATTCCTGGCCGCGTGTATTACCAACAGGTGGGTTATGCACTGGTGGATTCCACCGGTGGCACTTCATTCGACGTGAAGATCGGTAGCCCCGACCTCCGCGGCGATGACAAGCCTCGCGCTGACATTGCAAGCCTGGTCGTCCCTGCTGGCGCCAAGGTTTACAGCCTGGCCCTGCGTGTGCCCGACATGCGCAAGGACGTCGGCTCAGGCACTGCTTCCTCTGGTTTGGTTGGTACCAACACCAACCGCATCAAGGTTGCCGATGCCCTGGCTAACGACGACGCCATGAGCACTTCTGCTCTAGCCACCGATAGTGCCGCAGTGGCCGTGGCTTCCACCACTGTCGCTCCTGTTGCCACCACCAAGAGTGTTGTCACCCCTGTCGTCCTGGCAGGTGCTGAAACTCTCAAGGTGTTTGTGACCACTTCGAACGGTACTTCAGCTGGTGCGACTCTCAGCTCCACCACCGCTGGCGGTACTCCGATCATCGTCGAGGTTTGCTACTACCTGGATGATGAAGCTGCAGGTAAAGATGACATCCACCTGCCCTACGTGACTGAGTCCTGATAACAGTGATTTAATCACTATGATGAGGGCGTCAGGGAAGATGACGCCCTCATTTTTTGTCTCTCATGTCGCTATATCAGAACACCAAAAACGGACAGATTGTCGAGTTCGTTGGATACCACGACAAGGACTTCGCAATGATCAAGAACCAGAATGGTTCTGTTGCATATGTCCCTCTTGCTGACCTCGTTTCATACGAGCCCGGCAAAGGTCGTACAGGCGATGTTCCTGAGCCTCAGACTGCTGAGCCCGAAAAGGACGAGAACAGGATTCCCGAAAGTGCGATCCCTGCTGATACGCGCTTGAACCTGAATGTGGCGACTGCAGAAGGTATTGCCAAGTCGATCAAAGGTATTGGCTACGCAACTGCCAAGAAGATTGTTGAACTGCGTATGAGCCTGCCCGGCGAGCGCTTCAAGAATCTCGATCAGCTGCGCAAAGTTGGCCGTGTTGATTGGGACCAGATCATTGCAGAAGATCTGATCTATATCGGCTGATAATTATAGAATTACGATAGGTCGCTTTATCGTTAGTGGAACTAAACGACTACGACAAGAGCCGTTGTAGGTTCCACCTCGGATATAACGTTGGAGCGAACCTGCCGGCTGGTGACATTGCCCGACTTGAAGAGGCAATGGCGAAGATCCCAGACAGCTATTTCTTCTCCCAAGTACAGGAGCATCTAGCTCGTTGCGATAAGGCATATCGCGTCTCGCAGATCTTCAAAAGTGAAACCCAGCCGCAGCCGAGTCGAATTGAGCGGATCACTGGCGACACGGATCGAGCAATCTTCCAGTCGGATCCGCTTAAGGCTGACAAGGACTACAGGGAAATCTATCTGCGTGAGGTGGATCGACTCGCTGAAACTCTGTATGTCGCTAACTACAGGCGCGAGGACGTTAGGCGTTATGCCTTTGAACGAGCTGGCGTCGAATTCATCATGGCTGTCCCCGGTCCTGCGGATACAGCTGTCGGCACACGAATTGCCCAGGCCACGGGCTCAGTTAACTGGAGGTAAGCATGGCTAAGAAGTACTCACATCCTGATGGTGGCTACGGCTTTGATGGAGCAGGCTTTGCAATGGACAAGGCAAGCCAGCTTAGCAACTTTCTTGGTCAGCACCTGAAGAATCAGGCCAATCAGCACTTTGCCACTGGCGAACAGAGAGCTGCGGCGAAGAAGCAGCAAGAGCTTGATCGCAGCGGAATGAATGGCAACACGCTGCGTGGGATCCAGGCTGGGACCGAAGCTCTCACGATGATGGGAGCGAAGCCGGAGTTCGTTGAATTTGTAGAGCGTGGTCGTCGTGCGAGGTACGACGAAAGGATGAAGCGCACTCAAGGGGACATTCTTGAGAGAGCTGGGATTACACCGTCTGAACCTTCGGGATTTACGCCGATGGTGACACCTGCAGAGCGGGCTCGTGAGTCAGAAGCCCAGCGCATGGCTCAGCAGTACGGCGGCTACGACATGGGCCTGGCCATCAGGAAGAAAGCTCCAGGCGAGACACCCGAAGACCTGGTCGCGTACTACCAAGCCCAAAGAGGTGCTGGCGAAGACCCTACTCTGAAGCAAAAGATGGTGCAGCACTTCGCTACGCAACCGGGATTTACTGATCACCAGCTTGGCGGCGAAAAAGCGGCTTCAATGTTTGTTGATCAGAACCCAGATATTGCTTTCCGTGAGTTCAACAAAAATGTCCCTCTTGAGGTGATTGGCGACGAAAGCAATGCTCAGATTCGCGTCAAAGGGAATGAAGGCGCAGTTCAAGGCGAGGCTGCTGGCATTGACATGAATGTCGACATGAACAAAGCTGCAGTGCAGCAAGAGGTCAACCAGAAGGTTGCATTCGAGCCGCTAAATCAGGCAGTTGCTGCACAATTTGCCAAAACCGACACCGGCACAGGTGTAAGTGGTATGCAGCCTGGCAGTGTTGCTGTCCCCGCTGAATTCCAGGGACAACTCAAATCGAATTTGGATTGGAAGGCAAATAAAGAGGTTGCAAATCTTGGATTAACTCTGGGAACTTTTGACACATCTGATCCTGCATTTGACTTTGTTCGTAAGGCAGTAGAGTCAATGAAAGGCAACAAAGGATTCTCATACGACCAATGACTTTTAGAAATCAACCGCGCGGACGTGAAGCTGGGTTTGTTCCTCTAGGTCAACACAAGAACCTTCGACCACGGCCTAAGAAAGACGTTCAAAACTTTGAGCGCACTATGGCCGTCAAGAGCGGCTATATGCCTAACAACCCGGACAACGTTGAGTCATTTACTGATGGCGACAAAGTTGTTCACCAAGGTATCTACGGGCTCGAGGTCCGGGTCAATGATCCGACCCTGCCCAAGGTTGCGACCCCCGATCAACAGGGCACAGCATTGCAAGGCTCAATCGTAAGACCTAATGCCGACGTTCAGGCCAACAATATTGGCTTCATGTCACCCATTGCGCCACCGATGGGCATGAGTACCGGTATCGGACTGATGGGTTCTGGGCCACAAAGAAATGTCCCTAAAGAGTAATTAGGGATTAGATAAAATTAATTCAATTGAGGTAAGGCATTGGCAACTACTAGCTCCAATAAGATGCCACTGCTGGTTGACCGGCCGTTGCATTCTTTTGCATCCCTGGGCGCAACTGCAGGCCTGACAACTGCGAGTGATTTCAATACTCCGAATACGAGCTTGACTTTGCTGGTCGACTGCACCGCTAATGACGGTGCGATTATCGACAGTATCTCGCTGATCTCTAATCAAGCGAGTATGACCTCAGCCAAGGTGATCGCCTTTTTGAGCGTGGCTCCCACTGCTGCCTCAGTGACCGCGACCAATACCTTGGCTGTTGCATTCGCCACGCTTGGCTCCGGTCTTGGCGATCGGGTCAACATGTCACTGCCGGCGCTTTGTGTTCCGGTGCCGAACCTTGCTTCACCGGCGGCCACTGCTAGCGCTTATCCGTCGGAAACAGACAAGAAAAATACGGGAATCTATGTCCCGTCAGGAGCGACTCTGTTCGTCGGCACCAGCGCAGCGATCACTGCTCCGTCGGCTGCTAGTCGCGTGAATGTCTTCGCTCAGGGAGGCTTCTTCTGATGTCGAGGTTTACGGATGCCATTACAAAGGCATACAGCGACGTCCTGAAGAGAGATCCTGACCAGGGTGGCCTGGCGCATTACATCAAGCAGGCAGAAGAGGGACGCTCCGTTCAGGCCATCCGAAGTGAGATGGCTGGCTCAAAGGAATACAAGAGTCGTTTTGGTGACAGTGGCCAAGTAAGCCTGTTCCATGAGGACGTGCGCCCCGCCGGCCCAAGTCAAGCGGCTTATGACAGTCTGCTTGGTGATTACAACCGAATCTCGGGTCAACTCGGCTCCTACGACGATCGAGCACGTCGCGCAGAAGACGACTTGCGTCGCGCTCGGGACGACTTTGACCGACGCTTTGGCAGTTTTCGCACCGAAATGGAGGGCAAGTTAAGCGGCATCCAGGGTCGTTATGACGCGGAGGTCGAAGCCCGCAGAGCAGATAAGGAGCGGTTTGATACGACGCTTGCCGAGAGGGAGGCTGACTTTCTTGACCAGTTAAATGCTCAAGCCCGTGCAGAAGCCGATGCTCAGCTCCGTGATCTGAGGGCTGGTTCCACCGCTGCTGCGACTGCCGGGCCTAGAGGCGTGGTGGGCCTTGCTTCTGGGCAGACAACAGCTTCTCGGCAACAGAAGGGTCCAATGATGGACGTTCGCCCTGAGGTCAATGCCACTGACAGCGTTCTAGATCGGAGCGGTCCCGTGGTGCAGTTGATCAGCAAGCTTCGGGATCGTCGGCCAAGCGGTGGCGGTGGACGCTCGCCGTTGTCTGGTGGCGGTAGCGGCAACTATTACGCCTCGCGATTCGGCTAATGGCTAAGGGCCTTGGTCGGATGGACCGAGGCTTTGGTCTCGGATCGGTCAAGCGAGGCCTGCCCCCAAAGGCTGCTGGCTTGTATCCGACTAAGGGCAAGGGGCTTGGTGAGTACGGCTCTGTCAAATTTCCGTCGATCCTCGAGGCCTACAACAGAGACTCGGATTTCAAGCGGTGGAAACTCGGCATGGACTACTACTTCGGTAGTGGTCGAACTTGGGGTGACTACCAGATCCTGAGTCTTGCCAGGTTTAACCCCGGTGCTGTGACAGGGGTCTCAAGGGATATCGTCACGCTGTTCCCCAGTAAGACCAGCCCAGAAAAGGCTTGGTACACAGGTATTCGAACCAGAGGTAGTTTGATCCTGCCGCAGCCGATTCAGCTCAGTGACCTGACTATCAATACGTCACCTGCTGATGAGGCTGATCACACGCTGACCTATGACGTCAGTGGGATATTGACGAGCCTGCAGGTAGCGGTCTGGGGGAACTTCATCGGTGACCAGTTCGAAGACACCGCGTCTGGAACGAATTACCCCGATGACATCATCAGCAAACCAGCAGGCAGCATTGCTCTGACGTTGATTGCTGTGAACTCAGGGGCTCTGACTCTGACCTTTGCGCTATCGAAGGCTTACACGCGCATTGAGAAGAACGGGCGTATCTACTGGGACAAGGTCAAGTACGACAAGGACGACCCAGCGATCTGGAACACGAGTGGCTCTAGGCATTTGTGTTCGTCGCACAAGTTCTTCTGCTGCTGTCCTGACCACCTGGGCGGCGCTATCGCAAACCTCGACAAGCCGGATGGCAAGGCCTACACCTTGGACACGTTCCCGCTGCCGAACGCCAACCGGTCGGTGAATTCAGCCTGGGAGCGAGAGGGCGTTGGCTATTACCGGCAGTGGCGTTCGCTTTCGGAGCGCATCGAGGAGCGCAAGGAGTGCAAGCACATTCATGCATTGCGTTGGCAGTGCGGAATCCCCTGGCACGAACCAAGTGACTACCCGACGATGTCTGACCCCAGCTCTCCGGCATTGGGGACTGTGACTGAGACCCAATACACCGATGAAGATATCCGGGAATACTTCCGAAACAGACTGCTGAGCTTTGACCGCTATGCCATGACGTTGGCAGAGGTTGTGGGGCTGACGATCTTTCCTGGCGGTGATGTTCGTGAAAACATCAGGCCGAGCTCATTGCCAATGTTGTGGAATGACAGCGAGCAGCCGTTGGTTTCTTGGTGCAGAAATAACGACTGGTGGGTTGAACGAGGTACTCAGAATGTGAAGATCTTTAATTCAGCAGCTGGAGAGTTTCAAGACACGGTGACAGTGTCTGGAGTCGAGTATCCAATCTTTGAAACCGTGCAGACCACTAACCCTTTGGCCCCAGTAATTGTCCCATAATTGATAGATAGAATAACGCTGGAAGGATTATTAAGCCGTGACAACAGAGCCTCTAAATCCTTCAGTCGCTACTGATTACAGCAAAAGATATGCCGAGAATACCTCGGGAATCATTGCTGCAATTGTTGCTTGCATTGTTGCTCAAGGAGGGAGTGTGGCTTCATACCCTGCAAACACTGGCGGGGTCATCAAGGCTCTGCTGGACCTGAAAACGGCTATCGGCTCAGGTGGCGGCGGAGGTGGTGGTGGCGGAGGTGGCGGCAGCGCCGACACTGTCGAAGTTGCAGTGACTGCTGGGCAGGATCTTGCTTTAGCTGAGGCCGTCTACCTGCACACCGATGGCAAGGTGTACAAGGCAGACAATGCCAATACTCGTAACGTGGCAGAGGTTTTCGGCTTTGTGAAAGCTGCCGCTGTTGCAAACGCCTCGATCACGATTGTTGTTCGAGGGAAAGTAACCAAGACTGGGGGTTTTTCGCCCGGGCAACAGTATTGGCTGGGAAGCACCTCTGGGACTATCGCAACATCTGCTCCAACGACGTCTGGAGATTTCGTAACCAAGGTTGGGGTCGGGATTGATGCAAATAATTTTCTGGTGATGATTGAACCTCCTGTGGAGCTGACCTGATGGCTGAACGTAATCCGATTGTCTATGTCGCCGGCAATCCAAGAGAAATCGCCAATGCCGACCGTGTAAAAAATACTGGTATCAGTCGCTCAGGAACTGCGCCTTCGAGTCCGCAAGATAAAGACGCTTGGCTTGATACAAGCACTGGAACTCTGAAGGTCTATCAATCCGGTGCTTGGCATCAGCCGACATACTTGCAATCATTTGACGTTGTCAATGACACCACGCCTCAGCTGGGCGGCAGTCTTGATGTCAATGGACAAGATATTGTCAGCACCAGTAATGGTGATATTGATCTTGATCCCAATGGATCTGGCAATGTTGTAGTCAAGGGCAATAGCACTCGTGGCTCTGGTGCCATTCAGTTGAACTGTGAATTTAACTCACACGGAATCAAGCTGAAGTCGCCACCGCACTCAGCCAATGCAAGTTATACGTTGACATTCCCGACAACGGCGGGAACAAATGGTTATGCCTTAACTACAAATGGATCAGGAACTCTTGCGTGGAGTGATCTATCTCCAGTCGTTACAGTAGATGGAGGTAATTTCGCCAACGGAAGTTCGCTTGTAGCAACTTCCAGCACGATTGATGCAGGAGCGTTCTAAGTATGCCGACACCTTCAAGTAGAACTCCAGTACGGATTGCTCGGGGTACATACTCGAACCTAAATAGCAGCATCGCTGATATTCAAGAAGGCGAGATTTGCTACGCGACAGATCAAGACAAGCTGTACGTTAAGGAATCAAATAGTCTTGTCGAAGTAACTGGCGCGCCTTTAGCTAGCCCCACATTCACAGGGACCCCTGCAGCTCCAACCGCAGCGGCTGGTACCAATACAACCCAGATTGCTACGACGGCGTATGTCCAGGGCGAATCGTTCGCCAAGACAAACGTTGCTCAGTCGTTCACCAAAGGACAGCGAGGCACCCCGGTTGCTCTGACTGACGCAGCTAGCGTCGCTGTAGATCTGTCGCTTGGCAATAATTTCACGCTGTTGTGCACATCAAGTGTTGGCGCTACACGGGCTCTGGCCAATCCGACCAATGCAGTGGCAGGGCAGAGCGGCTTGATCACGATTACCCAGGCCTCAGGTGGTGGCAATGCGTTGACGTTCTCGAGTAATTACAAGTTTGCTGGCGGTAGTGGACAAGCTCCAAGCCTCACCACTGCTACAGGTGGCGCTGTAGATGTTTTGCCGTACTCAGTGAAGTCGGCAACTGAAATCATTATTGGTAAGCCCCTTTCCGACGTTAAATAAATGTCTGTTCTTGGTGCCGGCGAAGCTTTCATGCTTGGTGCTGCTGATGAAGCAGATACCTACATTATCCCCAAGTCGCTGAGGTTTAACAGCGGTGATAGCGCATATTTAAGTAAAACCTTTGCATCTGCTGGAAACCGCCGCACTTGGACTTGGAGCGGATGGTTTAAAAGACAGCAAACAGAAAGCATGACAAACGTGCTTTTTGCTTCCTATACAAATACTTCAAATAGATTTTATATCGGTATCCAAGGTAATAGCGACAAACTTTTAATGTTTGGCAGAGTCGGCGGCTCTGACTCAATGGAAATCTTGAGTGATCAAGTTTTTCGTGATTTTGGCGCGTGGTATCACATGGTGGTGGCAATCGACTCCACCCAGTCATCATCTTCAGATAGAGTAAAAGTATATGTTAACGGCTCACAAATATCTTTAACGACGACAACTGCGTTAGCGCAAAACGGAGAGCCTTATCTTAATGCAGCCGCTCCTCATCGTCTTGGTTTTCTAAACGGCTCAAGTCTATTTAACGGCCTAATGGCTGACGTACAGTTTGTCGATGGTCAGGCGCTTGCGCCGACTGACTTTGGTGAAACGCGCAGCAGCGATGGCGTTTGGGTGCCGAAAGAATATGCCGGCAGCTATGGCCCTGCTATTGATCAGACTCAAACGTGGAGTTCTGCTGCTGCGGATAGTTATGGATTTGACGGGTCTACCGCATACAACAGTGCAGCAACACGCTTGTATGGCACCAGCACCTATCACAAAATTGTTGATGCCAACAATCCATTTACAAACGTCACTTCAGTTGTTGTTGGTACGTCAGAAAATGTCGGCAACATTAAGCTTGATGGCACTGTTTATACAACTTCCTACACGTCAGGCGTGGGTCTGACTGTAACCAGCCCGCCAAGCTCATTCAGCGACATTGAAGTTCTTGGTGCGTCAAACGGCGTTCAAATTACTTATGTAAAAATTTCAGGCGTCCTATTGGTTGATCCTGGAGTAACAGTTCCTCATAACGGCTTCCACCTGAACTTCAGCGATAATTCATCAAACCAGGCGTTGGGTTTTGATTCCGCACCAACAATTCCTGACCTTGATCCCAAGAAAGGGATGGATGTCATCACCTACACGGGCAATGGTGGAACGCAAAATATCGGCGGTGCTCTTTTTGAACCTGGGCTGGTGTGGCTGAAAGTAAGGAATGAAGGCAGCCGTAGCCATTCTTTGTACGACACC